CATTAAGGATCGTTTCTAAAATCTGTTCCGTTTCCGGATTTTTCGTTGTCGTGTAAAGTTCGATCACCAGGTTTCCGACTTTATGAAAAACGATGTTATCCGCCTGGAAATTGTTAGACCCTTCGAAACTGAACGTAATAAACGGCGCTGTTACTTTGCTATTGAAATGCGAATACGCCACCGGGAACCCGGTCATTTCTAGCATTTCTTTGAATTCTTTTACGGTCATCGTCCGATCACTCTTTCTAACTCGCGTTCGAAATCTGAAATGATACGCTGTTCGACTGGCTCGATATGCCGTTTCCCAGGGACACGGCCGCCGCCTTGTTTCGCGTGGCCGTTTTCAAGTAAATGCGTCAACTGCGGTTTTGTTGCGTTATGGATCACGGTTGCCCCGTCCTGTTGCGTGGCTTTCCAGCCGCGCGCATAATCGCCTTGATCTTTCGGACTCGTTGCCTTTAAATCTTTCACGGCATCGCGTACCACTTTCTTTTTCGCCTGTTCTAAATCTTTATTGATTTCGGTCGTATACGTCGATAAGGCGGCCGCGATTTCGTTTGAAAGGTTGTTAATCCCCGTCATGTGCGACCGTCCTTTCCAGTTCGCAAGTCAGTTCAATTTCTTCTAGCGTGTTCGGGACCGGGAACGAACGGATCACTTTATAGCGTTCGCCGTTGTATTCGACGACGGTTTGATTTTCGTAATCCCATTTGTTCACGTGGAAAATGATTTCCGGTTTGTATTCCGTCCCGGCCGCCGCGTAAAATTCTCGATAGCCGATTGAACGAACTGTACATAAAACGTCATTTCGGCTCTCTACCGGCATTTGATTGCCGATTTCATCGCCTCTGTATTGCGTCGAAATTAAAATCAGTTGGTCATCGTGCATCTGTTTCACCTGGCGCCGCCGCTAAAATCAGATTATGCAGTCTGTATTGTAAATGCCGTGGCATCGGTAACGAACCGCTTAACGCTTTTTCGGAAACGGATTGATAACGCCATGTCGTAAGGTCCACGACAAACATTAAGTGTGAAGCGCTTGAAAGTGATAGCTTGTTTTCAAGTTCTTCGATAACGGCGCTTAACGTTGCCATTAGTAACCCGTCGCGCACGCTTGACGAAATCCCTATACGGGCCTTAACAAGCGTTAACGCTTCCGTTCGGAATTCGGTATCAGTCATTTTCCGGCGTTTGATCGTCGCCGCCCGTTTCTTCGTTCTTCACTTCTTGAATCAACGCGACGCCGCGCGCGTTTTGATCTGTGCTAAGTTCTTCGACGCGTTCTTTTTTAGCGCGTCCTTTTCGCGGGTAGTGATCCCCGGACCGGTAAACGTGGTTTGCGTCTTTTAAATCTGTGAAATCTGCAATAACTTCGTACTTCATGCGATACACTCCCTTTGCTTTATATCAACGCCGCTAACGCGAAACGGCCGTTTTTTCGAACGCCTCGCGTTTAAGCAATCGTTAATTTATTGATTTCAGATATAAAAAAACCGGTCCGATTATGCGCCGGCCGGCTGTTCCACGTCTGACAATTCGATTAACTGGAACGCCTCTTTTTTAGCCGGCTTCCCATCGTAACGCGCCGTTCCTTTGAAAACGGTTTGATCCTCAATAAAACGGACTTCCGTTGACGACGCGACTTGCACGCCTTTGCGCTCTCCGAGAACGTATTTTTTGAACGCTCCGAACAACACGGAATTTGCAGGCATGTAGGAAACGAACTTGACGCGCAACCCTGCGATGTTTGGATTTGTTACGCTCGCGACAACCTGGCGGCCATCTGCCGTGTTAACGACTGTTTGCGGCATAATGTGCTTGTAATATGTTTGACGCGTCATTACTGCGATGACTTCGCTTTCATCTTCTTCCCCCGCGTCAACGTCACCTAGATAAGAAAGAAGCGTTCCGAGTTTCGCCGTCGAAACTTTTTTCGTTGCTGTGACCGCCGGGATAATCCCCTCCGGTTGTTTACCTGCCGCACCTGTACCGCGCAAAATTGCTTTATCCAATGCTTTACCGATTGAACGCGCGATACGGTTTTCAATGTGAACGGCCAAATCAATCATTGAATCTTCTAAGAACGCGTTCGCAACCGGGATAAATCCACCGACTTTATAGCCGTCGATTTCAACTGCATTAAACGCGTCCTCAATTTCTTGTACTGCATCTTTCATTTCAGTCCAAATCGCTTCCGGGATTTCACCGTCAACAATCGCGCGTCCTTCACCGTTCAGTTGAATTACTTCGACTTCATCGTAAAGTTTCGACGCTTGACCAATCAACGGTTGAATTCGATCTAAAACAACTGTCGGAATGACAAGATTAACACCGGAAAGCGCTCGTTTGTTCATTACCGCATCGCGTAACTGTTCATAGAAAGCGCGAACTTCCGGCTGGTTGATTGTTGCTTGAATTGCCGCCCGTTGTTGTGTTTTGTTGAATTTCATGTTTTCTGTTCCTCCTACAAATGTGTTAGTTCCGCGTGTTTGTGTTGGTGCTTGCGGCTCTGCTTGTTGGCCGCGTTTTTCCGGTTCCTTGTTTTCCAGGTCCGACAATTCGGTTTCAAGGTTGCGGATTTCTTCTTCAAGTGCTGTTTTTGCGTTGTCGTGGTCGTCTTGATCTTTTTCATGCTTCGTTACTTCTTCTTCGACTAGCGTTAAATCATCTTCCGTTTCGGCTTCTTCGATTGCTTTTTTTAGATCCGCCGAACGCGTTTTAAGCGCTTCATCTTTACTTAAAAGTTCTTTCCATGTCGCTTGTCGTAACGCGATTTTCTTTTGTAGCTTTAAGATTTTCAATGCCATCTTATAAACGCCCCTTTAATTTCGTTTTCCGTACTTCTAACTGTTTAGTTATCATTTGTTCAATATCTTTCTTTCGCGCTTGTACGCTCGTATCGGTATAAGCCGGGAACGTAACAATAGACACTTCGAACAATTCGACGGCCTTTAGTTTGCTTCTTACCTTCCCATCGTCCTCAAAACTAAGTTCTTCGTCTTGAATCGCGAAACCGAATGAACACTGATCCACGTCGCCACGGCTCACACGTTCATAAAGGTTCATCGCTTCGGAATCTTTTTCGTTTACACGAATCGAACCCCATAAGCCGCGCGAATCAACTTTTAGATTTAAGGTACTGGATTTAGTACGGCCTAAAACTTTCGCGTGATCGTGGTCAATCAATGCCCGAACGTCATTTGAAATCGAACCGTCAAAAGCCCCCGGCAAAATTTCTTCGAAATAACCCCGAAACAATTCGGTAGGTGAATTAAAAATAGCGAAATACCCCTCGATTACTTTTTCTTTCGTTTCGTCGTCTGCGGCTCGCGTTTGCAATTCAACGCTGGCGTTTCGCGTTTGTACTTTTTTTAAAGTCATTTTTATTATTCACCTCCCTTCCCGGAATCATTTAGTTTGTTCTGATCTCCGACACGATTAGCCGGGATATAGTTTTCCAGTATGACCAGTTCGTCTAATCCTTCACGCGTTGAAAGACCAACCCAATCCCGAACCTCGTTCCCGTCCATTAATCCCTTCGTGTAAAGATCACCGCCCACGGTTGCAAGCTGTTGCAAGTCGTAAGCGTAAAGGGAACGGGGATTCATTTTGAAATACATTTGATCCGAAATTAATAACTTGCGCGTTAATTCCTGTTCTAAGTTTTTGGCAATTGGCAGAATCGTCGTTCGAACGAAATTGTTGTATTCGTCTTTATTAAACGTGCCAACGCCCAAAACAAACGCCGGTATTCCGAAAATGCCGGCCACCATTTGTTTATCGAGTTTCACCGAATCATGTAAAGCGAGATCCGTTAACGATAACGGTTTAACTTGCTGGACTTCTAGCAATTCGGCCGGGATAATCCACGGCGCGCCGGCTTCGTGGGCCGTCAAATACTTGTCATATACCTTCGAACGCCCTTCTTCGCTTGCAAGTTCGTCACTCATACCGTCCACTTTTACAATCAATGACGGCATATATTTGCCTTTTAAAAAGCCGCTTCTTGTATGTGCCGCCTGTGACAAGTCTTTTACAATATCTTTCAAGGCGACACGAAACCCGGTTCCTTTCCAGGGATTTTCCGGATCGGGATTGACTGTGAAATGCAATAGTTCGTCGTGGTCGTACAGTTGGCCGTTATATTGCGTCTGATAGCCGTTTGACGTTTCGATAAATCGCCACTTTCCAGGCGACAACGGGATTAAGTCGTCAATCAACCCGTCAACGATTTTCGGATAAACCAGCGCGTTTCCGTCGCCGTGTAAAAGCATGTTGCTCACAATTGTATGAACAAACGTTTTTCGCGTCGTAAGCGAATAAGGCGCCACGTCCATTTTTCGGGACAACTGATTTTTTACCCGCACGTCGCCCGTTTCGGTATTTTGCATTAAATGAATCGTCATTGTAGAAACCAGGTCCGCGATCCGAAAAACGGCCGTTAATACTTCCGCATTTTGATTTAAAGGCGTGTACCCTGGCATTGATAGTAAACTGCCGGCATCTTGCGACAAAAACCAGTTTTCCGCCGAACGTTTCGCATGTCGTTTACCTCTAAAAGCATCGAATAGGCCCATTTGTAGTTACACCTCCTTTCCTTACGAATTAAGATAGTCGCTAACCCGGTTTGTTTTTTCCAGGTTTTCTAACATTCGAACCGCACCAAAAACCGCCGCGTCGAATACGTCGATTCGTTGCGTCGGTTGCACTTTTTCATACTGGATCATGTCGTCACTCTTTTCTATCGCGTGAACGTTTTGTACACAATATTCGAATGACTGCGAACTAAGGTAATAAAAGTTTTTACTTTTTACCTTTTGCTCGATCCGTCGGAACCCTTGTGATTTTTTATAGAAATACTGCGGTTGATCGACAATATTAAATTTCGCTTGTTTCATACCTAAATAAAATTCCTGTGCAAACTTTCTATCAAAACCGACTTGCTTAATTTTAAATCCTTTTGTTCGCATGGCCTTGAACCAGTCTATTAACTCGTCATGCGAGACAACCGGCGCATTTGATAACGTAAGTTCGCCGTCGTCCTGCCAGCCGAATAAAGGGATATTGTCCTCATCTGCTTTGATATGCGCTTGTGTCACCGGGAAAAATGAATGTGTGATAGCAATATCCACGTTTTTATAGTTCCCGTATAGAGCAACCGCGTTTAAATCGTGTAGCTTTGCGAGATCGGCGCCGCCGTACCATACAATCGGCAGTTTCGCTAAATCGTCAATCGTCCATTTATGCGACGAATCGGAAACCCGGAACTCCTCAATATTAAAATATGTCCGCGTTGCGCTCGTATAGATGTTAAGGGATTTCGCTAAAAAATCTTTTCGGTTTTGGGGATCGTTTTGCGCTTGCAAGGAATCGTTTAGAATGTCTTCCGGACGGATCGTGATTCCGTAGTTCGGATTGGCTTTTTCGTGCTGTATTGGATTTGTGTAATCGACTTCCCCGTTTTCGTCCTGGTCTGCCTTTGCGATGAAAACGAAATAAGATTCGTCGGTCACGGTCTTATCTAAAACCTTTTGACAATACGTTAACCGCTTATAACAAAAGCTGTTCATATTATCGCCGGCCGTGGTTATGCCAATCATTAATTTATTCGTGTATGCTTTCATGGCCTCTTTGATGATGTTGTACTGTTTGGCCGTTTTGTAAGCGTGCAATTCATCGGCAATGCCGATATTGCATAACAATGAATCTTGCTTATCGGGATTTGCCGCCAACGCCTCGATATGTAACGAACCGTCGCCCAAATCGCCGCTAATCGAGTGCGCGTTGTTGTTATCTAAAACCTTGAAATTATCGGCTTCTCCCATTTCGCGCAAATTGAAATTGATATAGTCGAAACTCTGAATTGCTTGACGTAAGGCCGCCGCAACTATATAGATCGTTGAACCGCTTCGACGTTCCAGCAATGCCAACGCCCACGACAACGCCGCAACGAATCGCGTTTTTCCGTTTTTTCGTGGCAAATATATAAAGGCCTCTTTATACCGTCTGATTTTCGTTTTTCCTAAAAAGAATGAAAGTAGATTATAGATAATGAACTTTTGCCACGGTTCTAATAGGAATGGTTGACCGCGCAACGGCGTGCCGTCTAGTCGTTCGCCCTTATCGTGTACAAATGTTTTTTCAATGATTTGTATAACAAATTCGGCATCTTTCGGATCAAACGTAAATTCCGGATTATCCATGTCAGAAATGAAGCGTTGCGCCGCCTGGATTATTTCTTTAGACGCGATTTTGTCGCCGGCTATAATTGTTTCGGCGTACTCCATGACGACACTTAAATTTTTGTGAATCTTTATTTTTGGTTTCGGCTCCGGTTTCGCCTTTTTCTTAACCCGCGTCATTCAAGCGATCCGAGAACGGAAGCGAGTTTAGATTTTCCGGTTTTATCTGCTGTGATGGATTCAAGCGATTTCGGATTTAATCCCAGGCGGTCCGAATAAGCTAAAATATCTTTTCGCAATGATTCCATTGTTGCGACGATTGGAGATTTTTTAGAACCACCGGCGGCCGTTTCGGTTTCGTATTCCCTGCCGGATTCTTCGAAATCCTGCATTGATTCGTTATATAAAAACACTAAATCGGCATAAATGACGACTAACCGGTTATACTGCGGTTTATGTACACCTAACGCTTTCATATCCGCGATTGTTGCGCGCTTGATTGTTTCCCTGGTTGGTAATTTCGGCATTGTTTCACCTCCCCAAAAAAATATTTTTGATGGTCATAGAGTTGGAAAAGGTTCCCCCCTCCGGTCCCCTTTGTTTTCTTTAGGGATTTTTGTAACGGGGGGGATCACTTTCACACTGTCTTATTAATTTTTATTTTGTTTTAAAAAATATTTTTTTATTTA